CAATGAATCAACTTATTAAAATCGAGTTCCAACCGGAACAGATACAGCTAATCAAAAAGCAGGTTGCACCCAATGCAAACGACAATGAATTGAAGCTGTTCCTATACCAAGCACAGCGCACAGGGTTAGACCCTTTAACTAGGCAAATCTACTGCATCCACCGTGGTGGCAAAATGACCATTCAAACATCTATAGACGGGTTCAGAGTTATAGCTGAAAGGTCGGGAGATTATGGCGGTCAAGATGAACCCGTGTTTGTAGAATCAGATGGCAAGATAATATCCTGCAAGGTGACGGTGTACCGATTTAAAGGAGAACAGAGATACCCTGCTGCGGTAGGTGTTGCCTACATGAGCGAGTTCAATGCAGGTGGCCCAATGTGGTCTAAGATGCCACACACAATGCTTTCTAAATGTGCTGAGGCTGTTGCACTTCGCAAAGCATACCCACAAGATTTAAGCGGTCTTTATACAAGTGATGAAATGGATCAAGCAGAAAAGCAAACAACTGTTGATGCAGACTTCTCACACGTACCCGACCAAAACAAGGCAATGCTATTGGATGCGGTTACGGGTGCCATCCGGAAGCTGAAAGATTGCCAAAATGTAGAGGAATTGAAGATGCTAAAAAGTACCCTTTCAGATTCAGTAAAAATGGATAAGCGTTTCACTACCGCTGCAATAGAAAGGTTTAACGAGATAAACGTAGTGGTTGCCGAGTTTGATAATGAGGTGGGTGACACTATCGTAAAGTAGATGGTTTTGTTGGGTGACCCCTGGCAGACGGGTTAATGTCTGCCATTTTTAAAACTATGAAAGAAATTATACACGGCGTTTGCCCATCGAAAAGTAACTGCTACAAGATTGGCCCTAGAGGATTGTACAAAGGTTCTGCACTGAAGCAATACGAAAAAGATTTCTTCATCCAATGCAGGAACAGAGGCAAGAAGCTAGAAGGCTACTTTGAAATCTATGTAGATGTGTTTTACCCCAACCAACGTGCAGACCTTGACAATTCTTTGAAGATCATTTTAGACTGCCTTCAAAAGTGTGAGGTGATAGTAAACGACAACAAGTGTGTAAAGATAGTTGCCAATAAATTTTTAGATAAAGAGAAACCAAGAATCGAAATCGAAATAAAAACCTTATGAACAAAAATCACTCATTCCGTAAAGCATTCTACCACCTAAAAATGGCACTAGATTACTTTGAAGATACCAACAGAACCGTTCCAGCCACCATTGCAGGTAAGCTATCTATCCGGTATGCACAACGCCTTAAATGGATTGTAAATGACTTTGCCACAAGTCCAAAGATTCCTGCATACGCAGCCGATGATTTCAAAGATGAAATGAACTCAGACATCATGTTTCATGAGGCAATCAGCGAAAAGGCACTCAGTCTCAATAATGACCAAAAGGTGATCCTAGAGGGAATCATTGACAGATTGGTTGAAGGTGCAACCATTGATGTAGAGATAAACAAAAACCAATTCCTATGACCGACCCACACTTTGAGTACCAACGCCTTTGTGCAGCAGTAAAGAACATGCTGGCAGCAATGGATGAGGCAGATAAAAACAAGCTGATGCAGTCGAAGAAGATGCACGCTATTAAGTTGAAGAAGGAAGTAATCGAACTCATGAACCCCGAAAAAAGAATCGCTACCCAGGCAGCAATGGAATGGGAAGGCAGATAAAAACAATCACAATGGCAGAAAACAAAAAATCAGTACTTCTTTACTGTGACATCATACACACGGTTGAAGAACTAAGCGATACCCAAGCTGGCAAGTTATTCAAACACTACCTACGATACATTAATGATTTAGACCCTGCGGCTCCGGATAAAATAACACAGATAGTTTTTGAGCCAATAAAGCAAAACCTCAAAAGGGATTTGAAAAAATGGGAACAAACAAAGTTAAAGAAATCGGAAGGCGGTAAAAAGGGTATGGATAAAAGATGGGGTAACATAGATGAACAACCCATAACATCAAGTAACATAGTTAAGGATGTTATAACATCAAGTAACATAGTTAAAGAAGTTATAACTCCGATAACTGTAACAGCTACAGCTACAGCTACAGTTACAGATAATGTTACAGTAAATGTAATAAGCAAGCAGCAGGTGGTCGAGTTCCTGCGGTCTGCCGGTTTGCCATCAGATAGAGTTGAATACGAGGCAAACGAATTGATGAAAGTTTACAACGGCAAAGGCATCAAAAACCTAAAAGCACTCTGCAACACCTGGGCAGAGAATGTAAGAACCCAACAGATAATGCCATCACCCGAAAAGAACATGAACCATTTCATATGAAACACGAACTACTTGAAGCCAAAGGCATCGACCTTAAAAATAAAAAGCATGGCAGCATTAAGACTACATGCCCAGAGTGTTCCCAAAGTCGCAGGGATAAAAACGATCCTTGTCTATCCGTGAACATTGATGATGGTGTTTGGAATTGTCACCATTGTGATTTCAAAGGGGGAGTGTTCGATAAGCCAAAAAAGGAATACATCAAACCACTCCCAAGATTGGAGAAATTAAGCACCGGAGCAATCACTTGGTTTGAAGGTAGGGGAATATCTAACAACACCCTTTTAAGATTGGGTGTAACAGAGGCAAGAGAGTGGATGCCATCCATGCAAAAGGAAATGACCTGTATTTGCTTTAATTACATCAGAGATGGGGAATTGGTTAATATCAAGTACAGAGACGGCAAAAAGGGGTTTAAAATGGCTAAGGATGCTGAACTGATATTTTACAACCTAGATGCAATCAAAGATGAAACCGAGTGCGTAATCGTTGAGGGTGAGATAGATTGCTTAACCCTTCACGAATGTGGAATACACAACGTGGTATCTGTACCCAACGGTGCAAGTAAAGGCAGCCAAAAATTAGAATACCTAGACAACTGCTGGAAACACTTTGAAAACAAAACAAAGATTGTTTTAATGGTTGACGGTGATGAACCAGGCTACGCACTGAGAGAGGAACTATCTCGTAGGTTGGGCAAAGATCGCTGCTACACCGTTAAGTACCCCGAAGGCACCAAGGATATAAACGATGTGTTTATCAATTCCGGCAAAGAAGAAGTTTTGAATACCCTATTCACAGCCACTCAAATTCCCATAGAAGGCATACTGACCATGGATGAAATGTACGGTGATGTACTTCACTACTACAACCATGGCTATCCAACAGGGGTGAGGGTTGGTATTTATTCCCTCGATGAACTTGTCTCCTTCATGGGTGGGCAAATGACAGTGATCACCGGAATACCCGGAAGCGGTAAAAGTGAGGTAGTCGATTTGATTATGACAAAAACGGCAATCAATAACGAATGGTCATGGGGGGTGTGTTCCTTTGAGAATCAACCATCAGCGTTCCACGTTACAAAGTTGGTTGAAAAGTTCATAGGCAAATCCTTTGCAAAAAGAAGCAACCCCAGCAGCAGAGTAAGTGCAAGGGAATTTGAACAAGGGGTTGGCTTAGTAGATCAGCATTTTCACTTCATCAACATCAGCCAAGTAGATGTCACCCTAAAGGGTATCCTCGATAAGACAGCAGAGTTGGTTGTAAGGAAAGGAATCAAAGGTTTGGTTATTGACCCGTGGAACTACATCGAACACAAGATACCAAAAGGGTACACTGAAACGCAGTACATATCCGAATCACTCAGCGAGGTAAAGGCATTTGCATTGAAATACGGCATTCATGTGATCATCATTGCTCACCCAACAAAGCTGCAAAAGGATAAAGGCACAGGCAAGTATGAAGTACCTACACTTTACAACATCTCTGGTAGTGCGCACTTCTTCAATAAAACAGACAACGGCATCAGCGTTTACCGAGATTTCCAAACCAACCAGGTGGACATCTATGTTCAGAAGGTAAGGTATAGTTGGTTGGGTAAAATTGGCTTTGCATCATTCACCTACGATGTAGAGACCCGACAGTATGCAGAAGTTAACAACGTACAGAAATTATCCTACAACCCCGATCAGTTTATTTCATCAGCAAAAGAAGAACCCTTTTTATGAAAATAGCAGAATACGAAATCAAAGCACCATACCCCGGTACAGCATACAGCCTGTTTAAAGATGGTTTCCTACATACTAGCCTATGCTTTGGAACATACGAGGCAGCTTGTAAGTTCTTCATCCCCTACATAAAAAACAACTGTTTGGATGTATCCGTTCCGGAGGAAGTAGATGGCCCGTTCCTTAGCACTACCAATCCATTTGAAAGAACAGTGGGTGGTTATACCAACAGCGGCTATCTGAAGTTGATGGGGGAGGAGTTTATTTAATCAACTATCGTTTTCCCGACATCGGGAAGATGATGGGTAGTATCTACAAAAAAGCAATCTATGTCGAAAATAATCAACAAAAGAAAAACAAGTACCAGGAGGATATGGACTGAAGAAGAACGCAAAACATTGTCGAACATGTTCCCGGATAACTACACCATTGATGTTTGCAAGGCATTGAACCGAAACTACGCATCTGTTTCCTCACAGGCTAATTTGATGGGCTTAAAGAAATCAGATGCTTTCATGAAGATGGAACTAGATAAGCAAGGGGATAGACTTAGAATAGTAGGAGAGAAAGGGAGGTATCAAAAAGGTAGAAGTCCAGAAAATAAAGGTAAACCGATGCCCATTGAAGTGTATGAGAAAGTGAAACACACCATGTTTAAAAAAGGGCAGGCTACTCACAACGAGAAGTATGATGGCCACGAAAGAATATCCAAAGACGGGTACACTGAGATAAGAGTAAAAAAAGGTAAGTATGTTTTGAAACATAGATTGGTATGGGAACAATCAAAAGGCACCATCCCAAAAGGTTTGATCCTTGTTTTTAAAGATAAGAACCCCAAAAACATAACAATTGAGAACCTAGAGTTAATGACCAGGGTAGAGAATATGCAGCGAAACACAATACATCGTTACCCTACCGAATTGAAAAGCACAATCAAATTAGTTCACAAATTAAAACGTAAAATAAATGCCAAAGAACAAAATTGAAGATTTAAGAAACCACCTATTTGCAACCTTAGAAGCCTTGCAAGATGATGAAAACCCGATGGAGTTTGAACGTGCTAGAACCATCGCTGATGTTGCACAGGTAATTGTGAACAGCGCAAAGATAGAAATTGATTTTATCCGGGCAACAGGCCGTTCAGAAGGTACAGGGTTTATCCCGGAAGAAAGGATGAGTAATACCCTCACAGCTTAAATTCTAAACCATGACCAAAGAGCGCACCATTACAACCATCACTGTTCCTGTAGCATTAGCTATTGGTGGAGCAGAAGTATTCAACCAGATAGAAAAGTTTAGTAAGGAGGCAACAGAAAATGAATACTTCTTGTTTACTCACTACAACTTCTTTTACTCATATCCGGAATGGGGGAATGTTTGGCCGGATAGTAAAGCATGTGAGTTTCACCAAGTGCATACCAAATGCCATCTGTGTGATTGGCAACCCGATAGGAACTATGCAGGTGTAGGCTCTATTTATGTTTTGAATAATGGTATTTGCAATGATGAGATATTGGTGACAAAAGGGTACAAAATAGTGAGAGGCAAAAAGGTTTGGGAACATGAATACGTTCCCAACACCCCACGCCTTAGCCGGATGATATTGCTCTGCCAGGATCATGTGGGTAGTTACTTCAAATGGAATGAAAACAAAGAGGTGATTATACCTAAGCAAATGCAGCTTCAGCTATTTTAATGATGTGGATAAACTATTTTATATATGTAGTGATTATACTACATTAAAAAATATATTTACTGAACCAAACCCGACCCAATGACCGCAGCAACAATACTGACGGAAATATACCTAAGCAAAGAAGTTGAACAAGTTATAAAAAAACTTAAACCCGACCACTTGCAGGAAGACATAAAACAGCACACCTTCCTGGAACTGTTCCAAAAAGAAGCTGACTTCATCATCGACCTCCATACCAGAAACAAATTAAAGTCCTATATCGTAAAAATTCTCTACAATACTGCCACTTATACTAGAAGCACATTTGCAAAGCAGCAGGGTAAGGAAACACCAACGGACTTCAACGACAACACAATGCCGTTCTTCGATGGGGAGATGAACATGAACAGCAAGAGGTGCAACCAATCAACCTTTGAGGTGATAAGGTTTGAAGAAGAAGAAAAGGAAAGGATTGAGATTGAAAGCAGTGTGGCATGTGCAGCATCATCAATTCATTGGTACAAGTTCAAACTACTTGAAATGTATGC